CTATATTCAATTTTGAACATGGTGACTTTACTAAAGTCTATGTTCCATACGCTTTGTCGCGTAACAATATCGCCTTCTTCAGTGGTCACTGCCGTGCTGTTGCCATAAGTAACAATGGGTGAGCCAGCAGTGCCACTAATGGTTACAGTGAAACTGCTACGACCAGGCGTGCGGTCAGAGTAATACTGAGTGCGATTTTCGCCGTCCAGACGGTCATGGCTAAAGAATTCACGCGGCACGCGATATTCGTAGGTGTAACGATAATCGTTAGGCACCGTCAAGAAAGAAGCCGCCACCGTAGCTGCGCCATTACTGGAAGCGTTTCCTCCAATGTTGTTTCCTGCCCCCTGAAGGCTCCTATCAAACAATGCAGCATGAATGTAGGTGAGACCAGCGCGAACAATTACAAGGTCAACTCCTGCTGTGCCCCTGTCGCCGTCTGTAAGGTTAGCCGTGCGAATACCAGTCTCATTGCTTTCCAATGCGCTTGTGCGCCTTACGCAATAGCAATTAGTTTCCTTATCAGTAATGGAAGTTTGCCCGCCACCTTGCACTTCAATGTAATAACCATCTCGCTTGTCAAATGCACCAAACTTCTTGATGTCAGTGTAGTCCGTAGTAATATTTACTCTCGTGCCGAACGTAGCAGCACTCACTCGTCCTGGCTGATAACGAAAGAAACGCTTGCTGCTTAAAATTTGATAGTTGTTAGTAACGGCAGTGCCAACAGTAATCTTTGCTGCACTTTCAGAAGCGATGTGGCTAGTAGTACCACCTCCTTCACTCTGCCATTCATTAGGGTTAATGTCGTAAGTCGTAACATCAGCAAAAATGCCAAGTGCAGTCTCTGCACGAGGAATGCCCAATAAGCTCAAGCTAACTTCACTAATCTGCTGGTTCTGCACCACCACTGGTACAGCCTCTTGGTCAGAAGCAATAACCACTGGCAAGCTTTTTTCTGCAGTCTGAGGGCCAGGAGGAATGGGCGCAGTCCGACCAACTGTTACAACACTTACGCCTTCTTTCAACTCAGCCATAGTTCCTCAAGGAAAACAATTGGAAAAAGTGGTGCCAACAAAAACGTTACCAGCTACCACTGTATCTTGCTTTAGTCTATAAACGCTACCGCCAGGTGCGGCATCGGTAATACCAGAAAGAGAAGCAATGGTAAAAGAATATGGTGGTGCGTAAGTAATGCTAGTCAAATTGGTGTAAATACGAGCGCTTGTGCCATTGTAATTAATGGAAGCTTGCGCAGTACCTTCAAAAATCACTCGCTCAGTAGCACCAAGCCCATGATTAGTTTGCGAGATAAACGTGCCAGCGCTAATGCTTACGAGGTCTGCAATTTCTTCTTTCCTTTCAATGCGCAAGTCCCAGCCCAGTACAGAATTTGGCAGGAAATCACTAGAGTTTTCAGCGGTGTAGGCGGAAGGGAAAAATGCTTGACTGATATTGGCGGGACCAACGCCAGCCGTTGCATCCCAAACCAATGCCGTTTGCGCTGAGCTAAGCCATAGCCTCACCGTACCATTGCGCAGTGGCTCCTGCTCTTCAATGTTGAGACTGGTTACTTGCTCTACCGTGCCAGAGATTGTATTTTTGAAGATGGACGCACAAACTTGCACATTTGCCAAGTCATAGGGTACGCCGTCTGCATCCTGCAGAAGCAAACTAACACCATCAAAATAATCCCTGCGCAATAGCCGCAAGTCAATCTGAGGGGCCAAGTTCGTAGCAACGAATACGCTCATGCCACTACTTCTCTATAGGAAAGCATGACGGTGTAAACAGTAGAGCCACTCACGACGGCATTAATTTTTTCGCTGACTGCGCTTTCAAAAAGTCCTAGACTATTGGCCTGAGTCAAGTTGCCAGCAGCTCCTAGGTGGAACGGAGGAGTCTTGTCCGTTGATGCGCCGCTTTGAAGCTTTACTGTACAGCCCGACAGAGAAGTGATGGTCATGGCCATTACACGCAGCGTGCTGCCGCTCGCAGCCGCTACCACGTCTACGTTGCCACTGGCTGAAACGAAGGCACTCTTTAGTGCGCTAGTAAAAGCATCGTTATGGACTAGGTACGGGCTGGTGTCGCTACCAGCTCCCGTGGCCTTGATATAGGCAGGATTACCAACTGCGTCAAGTCCGTAAAGATTGGCCATATCAGAGCACTAAGAAAAGGAAGCGTTGGTTGGGCACAGTAGTACCATTGCTATATCTTACAGTTTGACTAGCTGTAAAATCAAACACGAGGGGGCTGCTTAGTTCGACAATGCTAAGAGAAAACGGCGAACGCTTCCCATTAACTCCAATTGTAGCAATGCGTAGGCGATACGCAGCGTTGCTCGAATACACGTCGGACGGAAATCTGACATAACTAGCAGAAGTGACGCCAATATTGATCCATGCACCGTCGAAAATATTCAAATACTCCACTTCAAAGCCAGCAATTAATGGATTGTTTTCTAGGGGCTTCCAGCACACGCCTGGCACTATTGCATTCAGAACTGAATACGCTGAATACTGAGGGAACTCCCAAGTTGCTTCGTTGTAAGCCATTACTGATTCACCTCCAAAATAATACTGCCATTGTTCACACGAGGAACAATTTGAGGGCCAGCGATGGAAGTACGAGATAGTCCAAGAGTGGTAGACGAGTCTGTTTCGGCAAACTTAGCAGGGTCGTATTCAGTGGCAAAAACAGTTATCTTGCCGTTGTCTTCATTGATGGCCCCCACTCGATAAGTTTCGTAGCCCTCGCCGTCCTCCTGCAAGACCCACATACCTCCCACGACAGGCACAGAGGACAATGGTGGGGAAATAGTTATAACTGATGCTTCGCCTGCTCCATTGGTCACTGTACGGCTTTGCACGGCTCCGCTTTCAAGCGTGACGGTTAAAGAATACGCCTTTGCCGTTATAAAAGTAAATGGTGCATCAATGGTGACGGCAGATGTTGTTGCAGTAGCAATACGCCCACCGAAACGCTTTCCTTGACGTGCAGGATCTACAATGCCAATAATCTCTCCTGGCAGGATAAAATTACCTTCAGTGGCAACTTTGAACGACACTGTAGAAGTTTCAAGCTGGTTAGTTAATAGCATCCATCTTCCAATACGCTGCGCTTGCCCTTGTGAAGTGGTACCCATGGCTCGCACTTCCATCTCTTGAATGCCATAGCGAGTTATGCCATCGCGGTCTTCCACATATTCAATCTTTTCTTTGTAATTATCAGCAGGATCATTCCAGCTCACAAGGGCAACAGTTTTACGGGCTTTACGCGCTGAGCCCTCATAGAGGAAAGGCGGCTCCGTTACTTCGCCCCCATCGTCTACTTCTTGAATGACATTGGCAGGAGAAAATACCTTGGAAACATTTTTAGGACGGTCTTGCACTGCAACAATGGTGCCCTCGGCAAAGTAAGTTAGCCCCCTGAAGGAAGCGGCCAAAGCATTCAACACTTCATACGCATCACCCCTGTCTGTAACGTAAGCATTAAAAGTCAGACGAGGCTCTAAGCCTCCTGCTCCATTGGGCACAAGCTCGTCGCAATATTGAGCGATGGGAAACAAACTATATCTATCCACTTGACTAGCATCAATAAATTCTCCTGCCCCATAGCGCGTATTAGTAAGCAAATCATAGAAAATCCACGCAGGATTGTTTGTCCAGTTTGTCTGAAAAGTACCGTCCCACACCCCAGAATATACTCTCGTGAAAGGATTGTAATTAGAAGGAATTTTTACTTTTACGCCTAGCATTTCTGCTGCTATTAAAGGCACTCCAGTGAAATTTTCAGCTCCAATTTTGATGCCAATAAGAGCAGAGTTTGGGTAGCGGAAAGAGCGATCAAGGATGCCAACAATGCCCTTGAAGAATAAATCGTCTGAAACTGCTGTGCTTGTTGGATCTTCAGTAAGACGTTCAACTGTTACCACCCATGGACCAGTGCCAGAAAGTTTATATTCGTATTCAAAATCGACAGGACCCCTGGATTTGCCCGTGATAGAAATAGCTTCTTCGATAAAATTAGAACCACCAATGGCACGAATTTTAATAGTAAATGAGACAGTCTTGCCCTTGACATCGCCATTGTTTTTGTCGAGGAAGAACAAAGCGCCAATGCCAATTCGCACTCGTAAGCGACTGAAATTACTTGCAAATGTAGTGCGAGAGATGGGGCCACTGGCACGCGCCAATCGTAATCCCACACTTTGTTCTGCCCTTACATCATCAAAACCAGGCATAGGGTCTTGATCCTGAGTGCCCACTCGATAATCAATTACGACTGCTCCTACTTCGCCCGTAATAGTGCCACGTTGTAGGCCAGGAATGCTTGCTGAGATGGCAGGGCCTAAGCCTCCCTTACCATTAGCATTAGCAGCACTTCCTGTGAAAAACTTTGATACTCCATAGTTAAGACTTCCGTCTGCGTTTTTAATTGGCGTGCCATCAAGAAAAATCTTAGTGAGTGGATCTACGCCTGGCTCAAAACCATAAACTTCCCCTTCAGACATCACGCCAACAATCGTGGCTTCAGAACGACTTCGTAATGATTCTGGGTCTTCTACAGGTTTGCGCCCTTCTCCTTTACCCGCACCACTTAGGACAATCTCCCAGCCTCCTTCCTTTTCGTAACGACTTTCGGCCATTACACAGGCACCTGTTGAGTGGTAAGAGCAGATGAAATGATCAATGGCGAAGAAGCAAGGAATTTACCATAAAGGATGGGAACGGGCTGGCCTTGTACCGTAAGGTCAGAGGCTCTATCAAAAAGGAAGCTATCTTTACGATCTGTTTCTTTTTGTGCATCAGGCGTTGGCGTAAGAAGTTGTGCTACGCCTGTTAAGACTAAAGTTGTGCCAAGTGAAAATAAAACACCACTGCCAATAGCAAATGCGCCTTTTGCAGCAACAAAACCAGCAAACGCCGCTTGTCCAGCAATGGGAATAAATGCCAACGCTATTAATGCCACTCCAATGAGAATTTTTCCTATAGATCCGCCTCCTGAAATAATAGGGGCAATGATCAAACGCCTGCAGCCCATGAGCACATTTTCGTAGCTCATTCCATCAGGGTCACCATCAATCAGCTTAAAGCCAATGCCTTTCTCATGAGCATTGCAGAAATAGTCCTTAAAGCCTTCTATCTGGTGTGACAATGCAGAAAAAATATCCTTAGGTGAATGCGCCATAAACTTATGCTTCCTGCCGAAGCGCTTACCAAGCTCCCCCAAGAGCTTTACTTCTACCATTTGCATTAGAACATCTCCTTATGTCGCATGAGGCGTTTGGTGCATTTAGCCCAATACCCTCCATAGACATTCTCTTCAGACAGTCTATCCAATAAGTGATGACAAAACACGCTGGCATCAGGATTGGTAAGCACTCCAATGTGATTAACAAAGTCACATTGCAATTGCATCAAAATCATATCTCCTTTCTTTTCAAGCTTGCTGATCTCAACAAAACCTTGGTCTTCCACATTTTTCTCAAACATGCGCCATTCTGGACTGCTCCATTCAAACTCCTGCCCCCGCTTAAAATCGTCTAGCACAATGCCAAGTTCGCTCCTGTAGAAGTCACGAAATAGTCCGTAGCAATCGTAGATGCCATAAATCCATGGGCGGCCAATGCACGGCGCATCTCCACACGGCGACATCTCATGCCACTCATTTAAGCCCACGGCAAGCACAGTCCACGGAAGATTGCTTGCTTTACAGGCTTCTACATCATGACGACTAAAGCCGCCAATGAAAGCAGGATGAGAGTGAAACACACCTTCAATTTCGCCTAGCTCTTCCGCCTTCGCATAGTCCTTAGCATCAATGGCAAAATTAGACGATGGGGAAGAATGTACATTGCGACAAGGCACATACTGTCCTCCTGCAATAAGTCCGCACATTTCCTCTTCAGGCTTCGTTAAAGCATGTGCTCTCATCTCTGCTCTTAAAGTTTCAAACATTAGCTTCTTGTTACATTGGCTCCAGGGAACCCACCAAATGGTAACGATTGTTCTGGGAAATGCAATGTACAGCTAGATACGCGCTTGCCACAAACATCCTCCAGTCTCAATGGATCGTTAGCGGGAAGTGCTGCTATCGCAGCGGACAAGGTTGATTCTGCACTGTTGAAA